CGAAAGGTCTAAGTAATGTCAGCACCCGATTGGGCTTCAACCGCTTCAGGCGTTCTAGCCGTTCTTGCATTCGTGTGGGCTATCCACAGATTTACAACGAAGGCTATGATTCGTGATTATCTATCTGAATTGAAACCCAATGGTGGCGGAAGTATCAAAGATAAAGTTACAGATATAGACATGAGGCAGCAACGCTTAGAAACTCGCGTTGACCAAATCTATTTCCTTATCGTTACCGATAAGAATGTTAAGTAAGTTAATTGCCCTATGCCTATGTCTAATGCTGACTGGGTGTGGTTATGATGGCTGGGTTCGGTATCCGTGCCAAGAACCTAAGAACTGGGAAACAGCAGAATGTAATCCGCCTATCTGTGAAGCGACAGGCACTTGCACTAAAGACCTACTCCCTGAAGTGGAAACCAATGGCTAGAAAACGATTCACTCCTGAAGAACTACACGCTAGATTGATAGTCACAATCGGCATACTACTTGCGCTTGTATTCGCTGGCTCTGTATTCAGTATGTTGTATGCGCTGGTATTTGTAACTCAGCCTATGAATCAAGCACCTAATGACGCAGCATTTATTGACTTAGTATCTACGCTATGTGTCTTCCTCACAGGAACGCTATCTGGTATTCTAAGTGCTAACGGATTAAAGAGTAAGCCGAAGCCCGTAGAAGGCGCAGAGGCAGATAAGGAAGCGAAATGATTAACAAGGTAATAGAACTCTGTGAGGCATCTGTGGGATACACAGAAGGCACTAACAACGATACTACTTTCGGCAAGTGGTTCGGTATGAACAATCAACCTTGGTGTGCTATGTCTGCATCTAAAATGTTCTTTGATGCTGGCGCAATCAAGTCAGTAGCGAACACTAAGAAGGGGTTCGCTTCATGCGACCTTTGGTTGAAGTATTTGACCAAGAACAATCAACTCGTACCGCTAGGGCAAGCAAAACGAGGCGACATTGTATTCTTCCAGTTTGATGAAGATGCTGCGCCTGACCATGTCGGTATCGTCAAATTCCACAATACTAAACTAAAATACATTCAAGTATATGAAGGCAATACAAGTTCAGGTAAGTCTGGAAGCCAGTCAAATGGCGACGGGTTCTATCTGAAAAGACGCGACTACAAAACAATCATGGCAGTCGCTAGACCAAAGGAGTAACAATGAATAAGAAGATGCAAGAAGTGCTTAGTTCATACGCTCGCAGTTTTGTAGTAGCAGTTATGACTGCTTACGCTATGGGTGATATGTCAGTTAAAGATTTATTGATTGCAGGTTTAATCGCAGTAGCAGGACCTGCTATCCGCGCAGTCAATCCTAAAGACCCTGCATTCGGTATGGTCGCAGATGCTGTTGAAGTTGAGTTGAATAAACTCGCTAAGGCAGACAAGAAAAAGAAGAAGTAAAATGGGATTGCTGGAAGACCTCGGTAACGAGAGCAATTTCAAAGCAGCGCGTAGGTCATGGTGTTCAGTTTGTTTATTGCTCACAACAGTAGGCAAAGATGAAGCGAAGGCATTGACCGAGCGCATGAATGATAAGCATGTTGCTAATACGGCATTGAGCCGAGTGCTTAAAGCAAATGGTCATGAGATATCCGACGGAACGCTCTCTCGCCACAGACGAGGGGAATGTCAGGGTGTCGCTTAGTGATGACCTAGATAAATTAGGTCAAGACTCTGACCCTGAAATTGTTGAACTACGCAGAGCATTACAGCGAGCGCAGAAACAATTACAACAACAGAAGCAACGCACAGATGAATTAGTTGATGCAACTATTCAGGCTTCGCGTGATGCTGTGTTGGCGATGGGAAAGATACCGCCAGTAGTTCCGCGTAAAGTAGATTCACGCAAAGTCAAAGCGGAAGTTGCGCTATGGCATTTGACTGACTGGCAAGGTGCTAAAAAAACTGTTTCATACGACAGCGATGTTATGCACAAGCGCGTAATGTCTTTCTGTGAGAAGGCTGTTCACATCACGGATATCCAGCGAGCCGACCACCCAGTTAAAGATGTAACTATCATGTTCGGTGGGGATATGGTTGAAGGATTATTCAACTTCCCTTCACAGGCATTTGAGATTGATGCGACACTCTTTGAGCAGTATGTGAATGTGTCTAGGCTTCTAGTTGAAGTTGTGCGCTACGCTTTATCTAACTACGAGAAAGTGACAGTAGTTCCAGAGTGGGGTAATCATGGGCGTATTGGAAGCAAACGAGATAATGTACCGCGCTCCGATAACTTCGACAGAATGTGCTATGAACTGGCACGACAGTTGTTGTCAGGAGAAAAGCGACTTACATGGCAGGAGTGTCCAGAAGATATCCAGCGAGTTGAAATCGGCAATTACAAAGCGTTACTCATTCACGGTGACGAGGTCGGGCGAAATGGTTTCGCAAGTCCGGGCGCGATTGTTCAGCACGCAAATAAATGGCGGTCAGGGTCATATCCTTGGGATTTCAGAGATGTGTATATCGGTCACTACCACACCCACGCAGAATGGGCGATGGCAAACGGACAAGGCGCGGTATATCAAACTGGTTCAACTGAATCAGATAATCGGTATGCTGGGGTTATGCTCGCGGCATCTGCAACACCATCACAAAGACTGCACTTCATTGACCCAATCAAAGGTCGTGTCACAGCAGCATACAAAGTTTGGTTAGACTAATGGAAGCAAATGATATGTTAGCGGAAGCAAGTTGTTTATTAACTGATAGCCGTATGAAGACTTATGGTTCGTTCTGGAACAATCATCGCCGTATTGGCGTAATGTGGGGCGAACTACTGGAATTAGAAGAAGCAATACCACCTGACACAGTTGCCGTAATGATGGCACTTGTTAAGATATCTAGAATTGCTAATGATTCAACACACACCGATAACTATGTAGATGCTATTGCGTATCTGAGTGGTGCTGGAGAATTAGCAACTGAATAACGGAACGCGCAAAACTTGACCCTCACTTCGGTGGGGGTCTTTTTTTGTTTTAGTCTGCTTCTTCTTCTTCTAAATCATTCTCATAATCAGAGTAGTTGAATCTGCGTATATCAATGTTCTGTTCTTGTGCTTTCATAATCACACGCTCTAACAAGTTGTATGCGCGGTTACTAACATCATCTAGTTGGTCTGGATAACTCAACTGAGTAGTAATAGATACAGCAATTTCGTGAATAGCAATATCAACTTGCGTGATAGGTATTTGATTTGGGGTGGCAGCCATACAGCCCATTTTAGACCCTAGACGGGGCAAACGCTAGGAAGGCTCTATAAAGACAGAGCAGGTGGGCGTGACACGCGGGTAGCGTAACACAGCGTGAGCCTGTATACTTGACCTTGTCGGCACGCGGTTGGGGTATATCCAAGGATAGCCAGCCAGAGTGAAAAAGCGACAGGTCAGGTTAGTAAAACTGGTGAACTGATTCGAATCATTACGAATCCCTAGGGAATTCGATATCAGGTGACAGAAAACTAATGCTTACCAAATTACATAGTGACGACTCGGTTATTACAAGACGACGCCCGAACCAGTTCTAGGTTCCATGACGAGTAATCGCGACGACCTGATTTATCAGCGAGCGAGTGACAATTACAAATCTAGCGCAACGGCTTGTAAGTTACGAGGATTTTTTATTTTTAGAACGAAACATACAGCATCCAGTTGTATGTCTAGTGGTAAATGCCACTACTGACGAGTTCAGATTATTTGAAGGGTAAATCAAATGACAACAGAAAACACAATCACAGAATCAGCACCTCTTACTCCTGAAGCGGTTGCTGAAGAATTAGTAAAAACGAGTTCGTTCACCGAACTGGTTGCGACACTTGTTCAATACCACAACAACGCAGAATCTCTACGACTCAAATTAGAATCTGCTGAACGCGAAGCAAGAAATCAGCGTAGTCGTTGGGCTACATTGGCACAAACGATTGAAGAGTTTTTGATTGAACATATCAAAGACGAGCAAGTTAGCGTTGATGACTTGAAGGAACTGGCAGAAGAATTAGAAATTGAATTGACTAAAGAAATTGAAGTCACATTCAAAGTTGATGTTACTGCAACTGTTACAGTTCCACTTGATTTCAATGCAGAAGATATTGAAGAATCAGACTTTGATATCAATATCCGTTATGAAGGTAGCCACAATGATGTTGAGTGTGATGACATTGAGTGGGATACAAACGATTTCCAAGCAGACGACAAGTAAGAAAGGGTAAT